GGTTCCCCTGATTATGTTGGACTTCATCATATTGGCTTCTGGGTAGATGATCTTGAAAAATCTGAGAAAAAAATAGAAGATGCGGGTGGTGAATACTTTATGGGACGACCCACTAAAGATACTCCCAATACGTTTTACGAAATGAAATTTCATGATCCTAATGGTATTATTGTTGATGCTAGCCACTTAGGGTGGGCTGGCTCAGTTAAAGACGTTGTGAAAAAGTATTAGGAAAAATATGAGTTTTTCATCTACGAATGTTGTTGAAGCAAGAGAGTTCTGGGATCGAAAGATTAATTTTTATATTCAACGATATGAATATGGAACAGATAGTCGTAGTAAATTTATAAATAATTTAGTACGAATGGGTTATAGACGCAAAGTAGTGGAAGACATACTTAGGAGAGAAAAAAATGGCGGATGACGTAATAAAAGTAGTAGAAACTACTAAAGAATATGAATTACTAAAAAGCGATCTTATTCCAGAAGCAGGTGATGAGCAACTTACGTGGTATAATCAAACAGCGGGAATGTTAGATAAGTTTAGAGTGATTCCTAGATTGATTATGCTCGCGTATATTTATGCGTTCTATTCAGCAACAGTTTGGTTTATGGGGTTAGTTGATCCTACCAATGCACAAGCTGCATTTATTTCTACTATTGTAGGTGCGGGTGCTGCTTTCTTTGGTCTATACGTTGGTAAACCTGGTGCATCTTTGCCTAAACGTAAGAAATAAAATTAATTTAATAATAAAAAAAAAGCCCCTTACGGGGCTTTTTTATTGTCTACATGGGAACTACTATTTAATTTGCCCATACTTGTATATTGGAAATAGACCAAATACTTTTACCAGTGGTATCACATAGGTTACCCCATGAACAAGCATCTGTCCATATACCACCAGCTCCTGGAGACCATCCTTGCCAGAAGCTAACTTCTAACCAGTAACCGTCAGCCATACTGCTGATTACTCGATCACGGTCAATTGTACCAGAACCTTCGTATCCAGATCCGTTATCTAAATTATAGACTTCAACACTTGCACTTCCTTGAGTATAGGTTACTGTCATATTACCTTGATCAAATTCAACTGTCATATCAAAAGGCTGACTGATATCAATTTCACTCATACTGTGCATACCAGTTGATGATGTATTTAATTTACTTTGATCGTAACATTGACTTCCTACAGCAGTTGAGCTGTAAGTCATTTCATAACGTTGCGGAGCCGAGCTTCCACCATCACCTATATGCATTGTACTTTGTAAGAGAGAGTTACCATTTGTTTCAAAGAAATCTAACTCTTGACAATTCCATTCAGTATGAGAACCACCAGCATCACAATAGGTATCGGTACTAGATTTGGGTGTTTGACTAGGATTAGTGGGATTTGAAATGGCGTAGAATGTAGCATTTATAAATTGATTATCTAATTTGCTTAAATCTACTGTTGCAGTTATTTTGGAGATATTTTTATATGCTTTGTCGCTGTATAAACGTCCTGCACATGAGTTATTGCCTGAACCAAAAGTTATTGAGTTCCCGCCAGTGACTTTGGGGGGTCCTCCCGTACAACCTTGGTCATAATCCAATATCATGTTGGGCGTATAGGAATCAGAATTAGGAGTCAATACTCTCCATTCCACCTGGTCTATTTTGTCACACGCGCTTCCTAATAGTGCGGTGCCTATTACTAACATTATAGGTAATATTTTCTTCATTATTGTACTCCTGTACTTCCGAAGCCCCCTCTTTTTTGTAAAAGTTTAGCTTTCATTTCTTCGGCAAGCGAGATATTTTTTTCTTCTACTTTTTCCGAAATTTCATTTACATAAGTAAAATTAACTTGCGGAATTTCTCTAAAACATGCTTGAGCAATACGATCTCCTGGACGGATGATAAAATCATTGAACATATCACAGTTGTAGAGTATAATTTGTACTTCTTTACGATATCCGAAATCAATAGTTCCGGGGGAGTTTAGAACAGAAATTCCTAATGTATCTGCAAGGCCGCTACGAGAGCGTATTTGAATTTCCCAATTTGAATCACCTAACTCAAAATGTAATCCACTCGGGATAGTTGTGTGTCCCGTAGGTAGTAAAGTGAGGGGTCGAGAAATACAAGCTCGTAAATCAAATCCTGCATCATAAGGGAATTGTTGTACTAAATCCCACTTAATATTACATTGGATTTCTAGTTCTTTGGCTAATTTTGTTTTTTGAATTTTAACGTCTAAGTTCGACATATTTGTTAAGTCCTTTCCATACTTCGTCACCGTCTTTTCCAGCTATAATTGCGTCTTTATTATATTTAGTAAGATTAATCATTTTTTCATTTCGAGATAATAAAGATTTACTTTCGTTAAGATTTCTAATATATTGACTTTTCCCTCGAAGGGGTAATGATTCTGTTAATGCAGGTAAATTGCGATATTTTTTAGCAAGAGTTTGTGCCCGTTTAGGACCAATTCCTGTAACTCCTATAATTGCATCACTTTTATCTCCTTCGATGTAACGAGATAGTAAATACTCTTTAGGAGTTATTTCGAGATTTTCTTCTAAATATGCTGGGGTAATTTCTTTTCGTGAAAATATATTAAATATACTTACATTTTCATTAAGTAACTGATATAAATCTCTGTCACTTGAAATAATCCACGTATGTTCATACGAAGAAGATAATTTGATAGCTAAAAATGCCATTAAATCATCGGCTTCTATACCTCGATATTTATGTTTGTCATAAGACATATCATCATAAATAGCATTAAGACAGTCAAAGAATTCATGATATTTTTGAATTTCTTCTTCATCAGTAGGCTTTTTGCGAGTACTTTTATAATCATCAGCGAGATTCATTCGATAATAGCTTTTACCAAAATCAAAACACACAATAATGCGTTTAGCTTTATAACTATTACCTAAACTTTCAATTGTTCTGACGTAATCTTCTTCAAAATGGTTATAATTTTTTCTTTGAATCCACCTATAAGCTAGGTTATTTCCATCTATAATTAAAAGATTATTTTTTTCTCCTAGTTGATTTTGTACTGCGGCTAGATCATTCCAGCCTTTGGAGTCAATCATATATTAGACCTTTCATTTCTATTATTATATCATTATTTCTAATACTGCACCAGCATTAATTTATTGTATCAACCCTTGGAGATACTTATTTTGTCATTTTCTTTGGTTTCTATATCTGGCAGATGATTAAATGTCATATATTTCTCATCCTTTCAACTAATCTATCTGCTCTATTGGTTACTTGCTTGTACCAATTGCTATCAATCATCTCATCTGCGGCTGCGTTCCAATCACGCGCATCCACTCCACGTTTCATACCCTTGAATTTGCTCAGCCGAGGCAGACCCATATTGAACATCATATTAGCAATCACTTGTTGAACTTCTTCGGGTAGGTGCTCAAACTGCACATAAAGTTTTTCACAATCTGACAGTACGTTTTGGACATCAAGATAAAATGCCTCTTGCACTCTATGTTCCTCAATCTCCGTTCCCACAGACCAACCATTTTCTGGATCGTGTACTGTTATCAAATGGCCGATGCCAAAAGTATCATAACCAAGATGATCTTTGTAGACCTCGTATTTGACGCCCTCATCTATTTCAAGTTGTTCTCTAAGTCTTTCTAAATTCATTTTATTTCATCCTTTCTTCAAAATTCTCGATGTCAATACCTTCGGTTGCGACTTCGTAACCAAGTTCGATCAAGACCCCGTTGGGGTCGTAGAGAAATATTTGGGCGATCCTGTCACCACCAGCCAGACGGTTTTCGAAATCGATTGACATACTATCTAACTGTCTCACCATATCGTGATAGCCTGAAGCAAACAAACCAGTGTGATCGAGTCCGTCACCCATTGCATCGGGAACCGTCCGAGATGGCTTGCCTTCTTCGCTGTAAGATAGGTGGACAATTGCGGTGTCACCGGCATAAAGCCAATAACCATGCTCGTCAAATGGTGGACGAAACCCGGGCCTGAGACCGAGCACGTTACAATACCAATCCTTAGTTTCTTCCATCTTCATCGTGCGAATGTTGATGTGGTTGAGATTATCAATTTTCATTATTCTTCCTTTATATCTAACTTCATTTTTTATTCTGCCGCTATATGCGCTCTTTTTTGAACTTGCATATTAACTAAATCTATATGGTTGTTACTATACTCTTTTTGTATTCTATTAACCAGTCTGTTAATAAGCCCATTTTAAAAGAATAATCAAAACAATTAATTTCTATTTGATTAGATAGAATTATATCATCATTCCAACATACATAATCTTTTGATCTATTCCATCTATAAATTAACAATGGTTTTTTCTTCATTACTTCTGCTTCGCGCATACATTGCTTCCAAAAATCATATAAGTCAGAAGATTTTGCTGTTAATAAACCATTCCAGTTTACTTCTTTATAGTGTTTACATTCAATACAGTATGGCCATCCAGCAGTATCAAAAGGAGTCCATAAATCTCCTTTTAAATATTCTAGTGCTCCACTAAGAGGCATTCTTTTAAATTCAATTTTTAATTCAGCTGTTAGTAAATCTCTAATTTTAGCTTCATAAGCAGAGCCTTTAATTTTACTTCGGTTCACCATTCTGTTGTTGTAACCGATTGAAAAATTCTACAAGCTCAGTATACCCTCCTATATGAATTCCATCCAGTACTATTTGAGGAACAGTTGTAAACTGGATGTCTAATTCTTCAAATGCTTTTTCTTTAGAAATATCAACCCCAATAGTTAATTCCTTATAAGGAACTTTTTTTTCTTTCAAAAGTTTTTTTGCCATTTCACAATAGGGACATAAAAGTTTACTATAGATAATTGCTACCATTTTAATGTGTCCTTTTTAAACTTCACAACCATCTGAATCACAAAACTTAGTTGCATTCATATTTTCGCCTTCTTCATTGAGACTAGCAAAATCTAGAGGTTCTAAAGTATCACTGTACTTTTGCACTTCTTGTATACTTGCTGAAATATAAGGTGCCTGTTTATATCCATGCTCGGAAAGGGGTAATAAAGATACTCCTTTTAATCTGTTATCAAAACACGATAAGGCTCGGGCAATTTGATTTGTTTCATTATTATTAAAAGTAATTGTAATAGAAACTTGATTATCGGCCCAATAATATTGCAAATCTACAGCATTTGTAAATTGTTCCCAAATTGAAACTTCTTTTTTTGAAATAATTCCCTCTGGGTGAATAACAGGAAAATAAACAACAATTGTTCGTATAGGATCTGATATAGCTGGTTCTATTCGATAATTAGCTTTTTTTAATATTTTTATAAGAGGTGATATGGCTGATAAACGAATTGTTCTGTAGTATGATCTACTTTCGGCATAATGAATACCTGGTAATGATCCTGCTACTAGACTTACTGTTCCACTGGGTTTTATAGAAGTAGTTTTTCTAGAAAGGGGAATTCCAATCCATTCACTATACTTTTTATCTGCATATTGAATATATGAGTATGCTCTATCACAAAATTCATCTAAATACTTACGCCTTCCAAATTTTATAATAGCTTCTTGAATACCGCTTTGAGAACAACCAATTCGGTGATTTCGTTTTATAACGTCATTGGTTTCCGACCAATGTGTTGCCATTAATGTAACTGTTTTGGCATAAAGATAAGCAAACTTAAGAGTTCTTTGATAGTCCCAATAATCTTCGTGTTTTGCAGGAAATGTTTCCACTAAACAACAAAGTTCGTAGGATTCTAACGACTGTTCTAAACAGGGATTCCCACCTTTAACTCGGCGATCCTTCCAATCAGCCGGATCTTTCATTCGACTAAATTGTCGCATATTTTCTAACCACGCAAATCCTGGTTCACCACTATTGGCAATAGAATTTGCGGCTTCAGTGTAATCCATTCCAACTTCTGCAAATAATGAATTATTTGAAGCCCACCGCCATCCTCCAAATTTATATGCCCATTGCTCTTTACTGTATTTTTTCGCTATTTCTGTGCGGCTATCCAAATCTTTATTATAATGATTATACTCTTCTTCATTGATGGCTTTTAATTCTTCTGGAGCTTTCATTCCTGTTTCAACTTGGGCTGTTTCCCAATTTTTCATATTCATGAAATCCTCATCAGACGGATCAGAAAAAGCAATTTCTGCTGTTCTACGAACATTCCCTGCTACTACAATTTTACCGATAATATTCATAATATCAACAATATCAACGGAGGTTAAAAGAGGATTTTCTGATAAAGCTCGTTTTTCTAAAATATCTTTAATTCCATAAAAACCTTGTACCAAAGGTTCAGGACCTGAAGCTACTCCTCCAAATCCTTTAATTGGTGCTCCATAAGGTCGTACTTGAGAGATATCAATATTAATAGATGCCGATCCTTCTTCTAAATAAGAATCGATTAGACAAGAAATAGCTTCCACCCAGCCTTCTCTCGAATCTTCTACTTGAAGTAACTCAGGTGCTCCTTCTGGAAGAGTAGATATAATTTTATTGGCACCTTTGGTATCAAAACCAACGCCTACACCCACCATACTCATATCCATTAAAAATGCAAATGATTTAGATAATTCAGCATCAATATCTTCTGTTGAAACAAAAGCACAGTTATTAAGTGCTGCTCCACCTTTTTCCCAAATAAAAGGAGTTCCCATCATCCAGAGTCCTCGTCCTGGAGGCATCCATTTAAATTCAAAAAGTCTTTCAGCGGCTTCTTGAGCTAGTTTATGTCCTTTATTTTCTTGCCAGGTAATCATAGAAGTTAGAGAATGAGTTTTTAAAATTGAAAAAGTACCTTCGATTACTCGAATAACACAATCTGCCCATGTTTCTAGCTGTCCATTAGGTTGTTTTCTGGCATAAGTTCTGTAATAAGTAAATTCTGAGAGTCCTCCATAACCCCAGTTAACTTTTTTGTTCTTTAATTTTTCTTTAAAATCTTTTCGTAATAAAAAGGCAATTGGATTTTTTCCAGGTGCTAGCATTATTTATTTCTCCTTAAACACATTTAAGAGTACCGACAACAACTCGTTGTAGTCAATACTAATGTATGCTGCTAATATTATTATCTTTTATGATTGATATTTTATTAATTAGGGGGTGGGTGAAATCGTGAGAAATGAGGAAAATATTTAAATTATCTTCTATTTGAAGAAGCTCAATTAATTTTTCTTTTCCTGCATCATCTAAAACCCCAGTAATTTCATCTAAAAATAACAAATTAATGTAATTACCACCAATTTTAGATAGTACGTTTCGAATAGCTAATAAAATTGCAGTTTGAATTCTACTAAATTCTCCGCCAGAAACTGTTTCTATAGGTGCTTCTTGTCCATTATTGATAACAATAATATTTAATTTTTCCCCTGTTAAACGAAAAATAACTTGAAATTGACCATCCGATAAATCTGACAAATAATCGTTGATCACTGTTTCAAGTTCTTTAGTTAAATTCTCTAACTTATATGCTACAATTCCAGTTGTGCTAAACGCCTTCCTTAGAATATTTAAATTTTTAATTTTTGACTTGAGTTTTAGTATATCATTATTTAATAGCTCTTGTCTAGCTAAAAAATATCGTTTTTGTTCAATTAGGGCATCTACTTTTGTATTATGAGTTTTTATTTTTTCATTGTGTTCAACAGCGTCTTCTCGATTTTGTTCCTCAATTTTTAATTCATTTTTTATGCTTTGTATTTTTGATTTTAACGCATTAAAATTAGGATAATGTGTAGGAATAGAAGAATCTATAAATTGACTTAGTTGTTCAAATTTTTCAATGGCTTTTTTATTGGTTTCCCATTTCTTGATGCTTGTTTCATAACTAGTGATTTCGTCATTTAGTATATCGATTTGTTTATCTAGCTGAGTAATTTGAGCAGCAGTTTTAAACAAATCTTTTTCTAAACTATCTTTTAACTTTACTGTTTGAGAGTTATCAATGGGTTGGTTGCATGCGTAACAAACATCTGATAAATCTAAGTGTTCTAACGAATTGGTAATATTCTTTTTATGAATTGTTAATTCAGTTAAATTTGTTTTAATTTTATCTGAATCACCGTATAAAGTAAGTTTTAACACGGGTTCGGAGAGCGACATATCAAATATTAAAATATCTCTATCTTTAATATAAAGATTATTTTTGTCTATCTTTTTACAGAGAGTTTCATATTCATCAGCTTCATTTTCGGCTTTGGCTAGTTGATTTCTTTTTGTTTGATTAATAACTGGAACATCTATAAGTGGTTGTTTTTCTTGAATAACTGCTTCGTTTAAGAAATCTTTAACACTTTTTATCTCTCCATCAAGTTTGTAGGATAATTTTTCTGATTCCGAGAGTTTTAATTTAATTACTTCGCCTATATTGGGATATTTTTCCAAATTAAATAAATTTATTAAAAACTTCTTTCTATTAGTATCAGTAGCTTTAAGAAATTCTAATAAATCTGTACTACTTTGATAAGTTAATTGTGAAAATATTTCAAAATCTAGTCCAATAAGTTCTTGTATCTTTTTATAGGTATCAGGAATCTTGTGTTCAGTTAAATCAGTGGTATCTGAGTCTTGTTGTTGGTAAAATTTTACTTTACTCTGATTTTTAGTTCTTCTAACTTCAACTCCATAATTTTGATCATCTACTGTAAACTCAATTTTACCTGACCACGTATCATTTTTCGTATACCTATTAAGAATATCTGCTTTTTTTATATTTTTTATATTTTTGCTGTAAAGTAATTCTTGTAAAATAAAAGCAATAGAAGACTTTCCGCTCCCGTTTGGGGCCGTAAGCTGGGTAATTTTGTTAGAACTGAGATCGATTTCGTTATTTTGTCCATAACTGAACATATTACTCATAGTAAGTTTATTTAAGGTAATCATTGAATGTTTAATTCTTGAAATTCAGTGATAATACTTTTGGTATCTTCAATTTTAATATATTGAAGGTAAGCTTTAAGCTCTTCAATTAAAGTAAGGTCTTTTAATTCTAATTTAGAGGATTCTTCGGGTTTAAATGCAATTTTTTTATCTAATTGATCATGGTTAGCTATTTTTGATAATTCATCAATACTTCCTGTAATTTCGTAAATAACATGATGATAGTCGTCTTTTTGCAATGTGTCACCTACTTTAATAGTTTTTCGAATTAATTTAGGGAGTTTGAGATCAATAAATTTTACTTTATAGTCATTTATACTGTTAAAATCAATAATATCTATCCCATATTGTCTATTTTGATCTCTATCAAAAGAAACATTTAAAGGACTACCAGGATAATGAGCTGGATAATCCAAGTAACGATGATTAAAGTGTAAGTCACCCAAAAGTATAAGTTTCCAGGGACGAAGCTTTTCAAAATCATACTCGGGAGTGATGTGAGGTGGTACTTCTCCTCTAATATGCGTAACCAATATATCGTTAGGAACAGGCTTTGGTAAATTATCAATTTGCATTTCCCCATAAGGAAAAAACTGAAATCCTTGACCGAGGAATTCTTTGCGTGAATTTTGAGTAATAACTTCCACATTTGAATTCTTAATAGCATTATCTTCATGAAAATGAGATAAGAATGTATGGCCTTTTTTAGTTGCTTCATGATTTCCCGGTATAATAAATGTTGGAATTGAGACTGAATTTACATACCTTAAAAATAAACAGATTTCATCTGGTTCTGGTTTTTTATCAAATATATCCCCCGCAATAATGTGAATATCACAATTTTGTTCATACTTTTGTAGCTTTTCATAGAATAACCTAAATCGATTAGCTTGCCATAGGCTTGGAATTTTCTTTTTATGTAAAGCAATATGCCAATCAGCAGAAAGTAAGATTTTCATCTATTTACTTCCAATAGTAAGACGGATGTATTAAAATTAGCATGTTCATGCGTGGGATGGTCATGTAAAAAACGATATCCAAGAAATTCGGGGTAATCTTTCCATAGAGTTTCTAAATTATTCGTATTAGGAAAATCGTTGTCATTAGTCCAATGCTTATCATTAACAAAAAAAGCATTTACCCCATTAGAATGAACTAATGAGTAGCCTTTGTTTCTAGCTAAGTTATAAAATGCTCGTAAACTGGCTCCATGATAAATATTATATGGTCCGGCATCCCAAAAGTCTGCATCATACTCAATAACTTGGTCACGTTCAACTCCTAGACAGGCATTATATTCGCATACAAATGCTCTAACTTCATAATGAGTAAGAACTTCATATAAAATATACCAATCAATCCCATCAATATCAAGTGAAAAATAATCAAATTTTTGAGGAACATCATATGATTTAAGAATATCAATAATATTTTCTCGGGTAATCATATGTTTTTTGAGATTAATTAAAGGATTTTCGTATTTAGCATCAATTTGAATACCATTCCAACTTAATTTCTCTCTGAGAAAACGAGTATTACATTCACTTCCGTCTTGAGTACCGATTTCTACAAAATAAAAAGTTTCTGTTCCAATTGCTCCAAAAATATGATTGGTAATACCATCTTCCCCAAATTGAGAATAAATTTTAGTTTCATATTGGTCTAGATTTTTAATTGGCATTATGTTGAACAGCACTCCAATCAAAAATTTTATTTACATCACCTTCAAAAGTATAGCTTCCAACATGATTAAGTTTAGTATTTGGATCTAACCAAATTTGACCCCCTATTTTTTGCCAACGACGACAAAAGGTATAATCTTCTGATAAGTAACGATTATCATCAGGATCATGAATTGTGTCAAAAAATGAATAACAATGTGGATTAAATTTGGCATCAATACTACTATCATTCAAATAATGTAATTCTGGATAGCCTTCAATCATTTTATTCACTACCTCACGCTTCATTAACCAAAAACCAGTACTGGCATCGAGAACTTCTACTGCTCCCATATCTACTCTAACTTGGTGTCTTTCTGGATCTGAAAATTTTAGATTAATAGCATAATCTACGGGTAAAGTTTTTTTCGGATAAGCTCCTGTAATTAAATCTTTATCCATTGCCAGCATACGAATAACAGATTCTGGCTCAAATTCAATATCAGCATCAATAAACATTAGATGTGTACATTCTGTAGCTTCAAGAAACATTGCATTTAGAATATTACGTGCTCTAGGTACTAAACTTTCGTTTCTTAGAGTGGTGATTCTAAAATTAATATTATATTTTATAAGTTCTTGAGTTAAACGAAATATACTTAAAAAATATTGGTCGGTAATGAGTCCTCCATAACAGGGAGTAGCAAAGAAAATATTATGTTTTCTAATAAGATCCATGTCAATAACGACTTGATCTCCGTCAATTTTTTTAAATGCGCCCCCAATATGTTCCTGTGTTGTTGGTATTGGAATAGTATTTGGGGAGGCCGCTGCCTCCCCAATTTTTTGTACCTGACCAGTATTTTGCACTAACTCATTAAGTTTGTACTTTTTCATCTAGTCGAGATCCTCTGCTGTTTCTGATGGAACAAAATCATCACTTGTAGCAGAAGCAAATAGCGCAGTATTGTCTAGCATCCATTTTTTCTGCTCTTCATAAGTCTGGCGTTTATAAATTCGCCCTAAGTCGAAAAGTTCGGTTTTTTGCTCGTCCTCAGATAGAGCTGTACTTGCTCGGGCGGGTAAGCATGTGTACTTTACATTTTGTGGAAGAGGTCCGGTTTTTTCTTTTTTAACGGTAATATCATATCCAGTTGCTGAATCCGCTGGATTACCGTATTCTGGATTTGAAGCAAAATCTACGATTTGACGATAAATAGTGCTTTTTAGATCAAAAATTTTAATTTGTCCGTCACTACGATCAATCACATTACAAATATATGCAAATTGTGGTTTATCACTGAAAACATCAGCTTCTAGTTCTCTAAAAGGATCATCGTTTGAATCGATAAATTTTTCCTCTTCACGCACAAAACGTAAACATTCTAAAGGCATTCTTTTACCCTCAGTGGTAGTTATCCAATAAACATAACGCGGCATTACTTCTCCGATTAGTCTAACTTTAGTGTCTCCAATTGGAAGTGTTAGACGTTGAATTTCACGTCTTTCTCCGCCACCTTGTGACGGAACTTTGGCTTGGTCCCAAGATACCATTGTATTTTTCTCCTATTCTAGTATCAATTCCAATTTATCTGGTCGTTCTTTGACGAATGTATTGCCCCAATGTTTGGACGATACATATTTCTTTGGAATATAGTGGTTGTTGTTAGCAATTGAGCGTTTGCTCAATATATAAAGATATTCTACTTTTACAGTAGGATTTACAGTACTAAATAAAAATTCCTTATTTTTAAAGTAACTTTGTTTATCTTTACATTGGTAAGTACTCAAAATAGAATTATTTTTAAGCACTTTTAATTTGTTAGTCTGAAATAACTGTAAATTTATAGAATTAATAAAAAGTTTTTTCATTAAGTCTTTTCCAGAACTAGCAATAATATTATTATACCCTATTGTTAGAGCATGTGTCAATATCAAGATTGATTCAGATTGCCCTTTACTATGTATCCATAAATTTTTCCAATTAAAATAATACATTAATTAATAATAGGGCTTAACCTCTGAATCAGGATCATCAATACCTTCTATCGTTTTAACTTCTGGAATATAATGTTTGATCATCCCTTCTACTCCTTGTTTTAAGGTAACACTTGACATCGCACATCCACTACATGCTCCCTTTAAAAATAAGTATAAAGTTCCTGTATTTTCATTCCATTCTCTAAACTCAATTAAGCCTCCGTGCATAGCTACAGACGGGTTAATTTTTGTTTCTAGTAGACTTTCTATTTCGTTTAGTAAAGAGTCTTGTTTCATAGTATAAATCCTTGTTCTTGATACCAATTTAGTCTATTAAGCTGTTGTTTATGAACAATGGTGCCTCTAAATTGAAAATCTCTTATTAACGGATGTTTTTTATTGGGATGCTCTCGTAGAATTCTTCCAATTCGTTGCTCTAATTTAATAGGATTATTACTAGGACATGTTAAATATAACGTATCTAACCTATGACAACTAATTCCTTCATCAAAGATTTTCGTAGATAAAATAGATTTATATTTAGTACCAGTGTGCGTTAAAATATCTTTTCGTTGTTCTTCTTTAGTTTCTCCGATTAATAATACACTTCCTTTAATTAACTTTTGTAAAGCTTTTAACATATTAACTCTGTCAGATAAAATAAGAGGACATCGTCCATTAGCAATGTCCTGAGTGGCTATTTTACTAATTAAATTAATATATTCATGGCGTTCAGTTAGTTTATTTAATTGACGACTCCAATCTCTTTTAGGGTCTAAAACATGAAAAGGAATATCTGTATTAACTAATTCTACGAGTGGGTTGTCTTTTTTACTTAAATCTTCAGCATAAATTTTAAAAGGAGTGAAATAATCATTTAAAACTACGTGTTTTCCGTCTTTTCTTTTAGGGGTTGCTGTAATAGCTATCTTAATTTTACAATTAATATTATTAAGAGCGGCAGAAAAAAGCTCCGCTGGACATAAGTGGGCTTCGTCAACCATCACCATACTAAACTTATTATTAAGGGAGGGTAGCTTATTATATATACTTTTATATATTCCGACAGTGACTTCTTGAAGATTAAACTCTCCATCTCCTATTGTTCCAATAGGAATACCTGGTAACTGTTTTTGAAGTTCCTCTTGCCATTGTTTAAAAAGTAACTTAGTATGAACCATTATTAATGTAGGTAAATTGGCTTTAGCTATAATGTTACATCCTACATAAGTTTTTCCCCACCCACAAGGAGCTTGAAAAAGTCCACTAGTTATGCGATCTTTTCTATTAAAAAATGCATCTACTACTTTTTGTTGTTCGGGACGTAATTGTCCTTTAAATGTAAATTTAGTTTGAGCTTTGGTAAATTTTCGGTGGTCTGTATAATTTTCTAAATCAAGTTTATAGTAGGCGTTACTAGGAATTGTATACAATTCACTTTCTTGATCATAGTTAAACCATTCAAATATTTCTTTATCAATAATTTCTCGAAATTGAGATTCAAACTGAGCAGAATCGTAGATATCTTTTTTAAAAATATATATTTTATCTTGTAAAATAGCATTTTTAATTTTAATTTTTTGGTTCATCATCGAGGAAACTTCTTAATAAGGATTTTCTTATAAGTAAGCCATTAGCAATTTGTTTAAAATATTTAGCACGCGGATCTACGTCAAACCATGTAGGTATTTCATTTTGTCGAGGAAAAGGATGCATCACAATCATATTCTTTTTAAAGTTCTTAACATTATTCTTAGTTAATTCATAGTTTCCTACAGAACCTCTTTCTTTTTGAACTCTGGTTATGTACAGAACATCAGACTGTTGACAAATATTCTTGGTTAAGATTAAAGAAAGAGAAATATTTACTCCGTGAGCATATTCAAAGGGAGCAGCTAAATTATCAGGACTGACTAAATTAATTTTTACATTAAAATCTTTTAAACTATGTAATAAACTATGAATAGTTCTTCCATTTTTTAAATCTCCCATTAAAGTAATGGTAAGATTATCAATAGTGCCTTTTTCGTTCCAAATAGTATATAAATCTAATAAAGTTTGTGTTGGATGTTCTCCTATCCCGTCTCCTGCATTAATAATAGGAACTGTAGATACTGCAGCGGCTCTTTGAGCCGCGCCTTTTTCGCCATGTCGTAATACAATAAGATCTACATAACTTGCTATAGTTCTAATGGTATCCTCTAACGTCTCTCCTTTTGTAACACTTGAATAATTTACTTCGTTAATAGGAAGAACAGCATATCCTAATTGTGTAGCGGCACTATGAAAACTTGCACTTGTTCTTGTAGAAGGTTCATAAAATAAAGTAGCAATTTGTTTTTTAGTAGTAAAATCTTGATATTTAAATCCATATTTTTCGCTGTCTATTGATTTAAAAAGATTATAAAGACTTTTTTTGTCGTATTGATCTATAGATACTAAATGTTTCATCATTGCAGGGCCCAAACATATTCCAAGTTATTAGGCTCAATCCACCCATATTTACCATAAAATTCAGGGTCTTTTCTGAGTAGATTTGACCTATGACTAGCATGAAGTTTTTCATCTCCAAACCAAGGGGGGTAGTCATCATCACTTAATTCACCTACATCTACAATTTTCATGGTATTTTTATACCCTCTACCTTTCCATAAAATAATAGAAAGATTCATGTATTCTGTAAGTGCTTTTTCATATCCACGCCACATTTTGGTTGCAGGGTGGTTAATCCAACCACCTTTTTCACGTTTCATAGCATTAAGTAGTTGCATTGCTTCTACTCGTTGTTTACCTAAACGTCGATAATCAAGACAATCTAGGGATAAAACAAAATCATCATAAGGTAAAAATGTTTGCATTATAATTTAATTTCCGTTGTATAGTTATGTTCGTGAGTAAATTCTTTAATGTACCAAGTACTATTTACATTTACTAGTAAAGCATATAAATCTTTTGATTTAAAATCATCAATATCATAAGGTAGTTCAAAAGGATACGAAATTCCTTCAATCCATAAGAGATTATCGTTTTTCTTTTTAACTTGTGCTATTTTAGCTTTAAATTTTTGTTTACGAGTTAAATTAAAATTTTTTCCTGCGCTATCTAGTCCCCATTTTACTTGATCTACAGATTTTATGAGTTGACGTAGAGAAGTAAATGTAAAATCAAATACTATTCTTGTTTGAGGATAAGCTGCATCTAATTTTAATAATCTTTCAGAGTAACTATTTCCTTCTAATTTGGGATCATCAAGTACATATACTTTCCCATATTTAAACTTGGTTAAGACTCTTTGACCTTGAAGAGAAAAAGAAATTTGATGGGGTTTATTTTTAAGACCAAAAAAAGGGAATTCGATACCATCAAATTTTATACTCATACTTTTTTGCCAAATATTGGAAAATATCTCCCGACCACAAGGGTGTAGTTTTTTTTAGTAGCGTTTTTCATTCTTTTGATTGTAGCTTGACCTTCTAGAGTTTTAGCTGCTCTATTCCAAACTTCGAATACTCTATTACTATCAAATAAAAGTCCTGAGAGTTTAGGTTTATCTTTTTCTTCTCCAAATCCTTTCACCCAATCACACAAATATGTGTTACAAGTGAAACATTTAGTATTATAAATGGAACAGCTAGAGTTATAGTTTTTCCATAATTCTTTATTGTTACTTCTTAAAGAAAATTGAGGTGGTTTATCTTTTAAATAATGACAAAATTGCTTTGATGCTTTATCTAATCCAGTATCGTGAATTTCTAGAGAATAACAACACACGGCACATCCATCACAATTTCTCATACCATTTCATAAGGTATTAAATCGCCCCAACTAGAGCCGACCTCAAATTCTACCCCTATTGGGCAGTTACGAATTTCCATTCCTCTGGGTTGTTGTAAAAATTGTTGCACATTAGTTACCCACTCATCAATATAATCATTTTGAATTTCGGCTACAATTGAATCATGTACTACGGTAAAAGGTATCATTACTTTTTGATACTTATTTTTTTGAATCCAATTCATTGTATCAATTAAGCCTAACACATTAATATCGCTGGCTACGCTTTGTACTAAGAAGTTAACTCCACTTCGAACAGCGTGTTTTGCGACACCTTTATTAGAGCTTTTGCTCTCTGGTAATCGTCTTTTTCTTCCAAATTCACTATAAATATACGCATGATTCTCAATAAATACATTTGACCTTTCAATCCATGTTTTTAGACTTGAGGCTTCTCTAAAATATTTAGCAATAAATTGTTTAGCTTGTACAAAAGAAATATTAGCTGTTTCTGCAACTTTCGCTGGCCCTGCTTGGTACATTATTCCGAATGTAATTGCTTTTGCATATTGTCTTTGCTCTGGATAACGTGTTTTAATTTCAGCAATTTCACACGGTAAACTAAATATTTGTTTGGCAACATAAGAATGAAAATCTAAATTTTCGATAAAAGCTTTTTGTAGAAAGGAATCATTACTTAATACTGCAGCGTAATAAACTTCGGCTGTTTTTAAATCGCATTGAACAATTTGAAAATTATCTCTTGCTTTAAAGAGTTTTTTAATATCTTTATTATCTCGTGGAATATTTTGATAATTTAAGGTTCCTGAACTACTTAGTCGACCACTGGTTGTTCCGTGAATATTAAATGAGGAACGAAGTCTATGATCTTTATCTAATCCCTTTAATATATTTCGAATATAAGTATTACTTAGTTTCGTCTTTTCTCGCAAGTCTAGAATAGCATCCGATAATGGATGGTCTAACTCTGCTAGAACTTCTTTATCCGTTGATTGGGCTCCTGTGGCTGTCTTTTTAGTAGATCGCAACTTTAAAATATTAAAAAATACTTCTCTGAGTTGATGAGTACTATTGGGGTTAAATGTTTTTTCGTGAATACGTTCAAATCTTTGAATGGATTCATCCATTGAAATTTCATTAATACATTCTTCAATATCAATTTCATAATTTTCTTGAAGTGAGATAGCGTGCTCGACACTAATAGGTCCACCGTTGTTTTCTAATTCTGATAAAGCAACTATGGCTGGTTTTAGAATTTCATTATAAAGTTTATTAAATTTTTCGTTATCACTAACAATTGGATAAAATTTACTATATAGTTGAAAAGTAGCATCAGCATCTTTACAAGCATAGGGAGCTAAAATATCAACAGGTAACATTCCATAATTAAAATCTTCTAATTTTATTTTATGCTTACGAGCAAATGATTTCTTATAATCATCTAATTCTTTTTCGTAGTCTCCTAAATCTGTGAATCGCAATGCTAATTGTTTTAAACCATGTGTTCCAACAGCTTCTTCTAAACAATAGTGAAGTAACATTGTATCTTCAAAATGAGGAAATTCAAAACCAAATTCATAGGCAAGAAAACTCATGTCAAATTTAGCATTATGAAAAATACATATTTTTTCTTTAAATAAATCAGATAACTCTTCTAAATAGAGTTCTGCTACTTCTGCAGTTACATACCTACCCTCGTGATTTTGAGTACTTAATGCAATTCCTAAAACAGCTCCTTTGCGAGGAGATAAGGAAGTAGTTTCAATATCGACAACAATTTGTTTACTATTTTTAAGTATTTCTAAATAAGGATTAAACTCTGCCTGAGTATCAATCATTCGATGGTCTTTTTCATATTTAGATGAATCTATAGTTCCACTTAATACTTTTTCTATTGTAGAGAAAGCTTTTTGAATTTCTTCTTTGTATTGTGGTTTGAATACGGTTAGATTAGGATGTATAATTGGAATATAGCGTTTTTCTATAAAAACTCCGTTATATTTTGTAATTCCTGTCATTCCGCATACATATTTTAAAGCTTCTGCTCCAACAGGACAAACTACTGTATAGTTATCCAATAGCGTGAAGTCTAAATCCACATCCTTTTTTAGAATTTTTTCTTTTTCTTTTGAACAAAGAAAGTAAGTATCATAATTTCCAAGTTTTTTATCATAGTCTGATAAAGTCTTGGAAGGATTTTTTTCGGAGGCGGAGGCAAAAATAAATGCAATAGTGTTATTCATATCTTTATTATACTCTTTTATTAAGAAGTTGACAAGTAGTATTTAATTTCATCTGTGCTTAAAGCACCTGGGTCCATATGAGATGGTAACTTTATAGTTGTAGTTTGAAAATCAAACTTTTCGAGGAGACGACTAATTTTTTGAGCTGCTAAAGCACCTGCTGAATCTCCATCCATCATTAATTTAACAGAAGTAACTCCTAGTTTATCCAGTAATTCAATCTTTTTTTCTCCAAAATTTTGGGTTCCAAAAGTGCAGAGAACATTATGATAACCGTGTTGCCATAAATTCATCATATCAAATAAACCTTCTACAATAACAACTTCCACAGTCGGCATTAGTTTATCAACTGGAAATAGAATATTCATAACAGTAGCCCCACCAGGTCTACGCATGTATTTAGGTTTATCTGGTCCTTTAAATCTGTATCTTCCTTCAATAAATCTTAGTTTATTAAATTGATAAATGGGAACACATAAATAATCATTTAAACCATACTGATCAGTAAAAAAAGCATCAAATTCTTTTAATATTTGCGCTGAGATATTTTTATACGCTCCTCGGGCTGGACGCCTAATAGTAGGCATATTGATAGTATCTTTTTCAATTAACTTTTTGATTTTTTGTTTAACTTTGAGAATTTTATAAGGTTGTTTAGTATCTAATTTTAATTTAGTAGTAATACCAATACTATCTAAAAATTTATTTTTCCCACCACTAAATCCACAACTCCAACAATGAAAAATATTATCTTCTAAATTATAACTTAAACTAGGATTCTCATCATTATGATTACCACCCGTACATTTAATGAGAACTTCGGTAGGATTATTAGTTTTTTTATAAGTTATTTTATTATTATCTAGTATTTCTAATAATTCTGTCATTGGAGACACTCATATTGTGGATGATTTTTATAAGAAGTTGGGTGTTTTCCACCTACTCGGGCTAATCTTACGCTTCCAACATTTTCATTATCTCCGTTATCTTGATAATGCCGAGGAATAAAATGTACGTGAGGCCAGTCTACTGATTGACCACCAGCTCGGTGCATATTCATACCTAAATGATATCCATTAATTATATCCTTTTGAGTCTGAGTTTCCCCTTCTTTCAATGCATATTTAAATGCTTCTTGAATATCATCAGCACTATTAATTTTAGGTATAAATAATAGATGTCCTGTACAGACAGGATACTTATCATAAATAGCTATACAATTTTTATATTCTTTATAAATTTTATTATTTGATTCCATAAAAGGAGTTTCTAAATAAGAATTATATTTATTAGGTGTTCCGTAAGTCATTTTCTGATTCTGTTTTATCTGATCCATATTTAGCAACGCCAAGTGGTTTTTCGTTAATTAAGCGACTATCTGCTGAGACAACTTTAGTACATTCCCAATCCATTCCAATATCAAAATTCATAGCTTTACCATTTCTAATTTTAGTAGTGTGAACTATGATTCTATTGGGATCATCGTTTTCATTGGGGGGAAAGAAATTAAAACCTCTATCAGCACTATCTAAAATTCCTTTTGCATAGCGAGCTTCGCCTCCTGCATCAATTTGATAAGGACTAAACATTGTTATATCATACTTTCGACTCATTAATTTAAGAGCCTCAGCGATAGCTATTTGTGATTTCCAGTCTTTTTGGTCGTCATATTTGACAATATTAATATAATCTACTACTCCCATTGTAAATGAAGAATATTTATTGTGAAACATATTACAATAATGATCAATACGATTAAGAGAAATAGCTGCATCATCAATAATAAAAAATCGCCGATTTAACATTTCGGGTTTTTGAAGTTTAAAAGATTCTTCAAAATGATTAAAATTATAATCGTTTTTTAGTTTAGCGAGTTTGTCTCTT